TAATTTTTACATGAACTCCCGTGTTCATAGTTGCTCTTGAATTACGTATCTTAACGTGGACTCCCGTAACCAAGTCAGCATATTTCGTTTTCCATATCATTCTTGAAAAAGCCATATATCAGAAAAACTCCCTCAACTTAATAACGCACGAACTACCGCCACTTCCTGCTTGTGCAGCAGTAACCGCTGTGAACCTTACTGTGCAACTACCGCTACTGAATGAGATACCTTCAAGCAATGGTGGCTCTACTCCATCAGCGCATTGTATAAACGGCTCATAGGACAAGTTGGAATCTGTTTCGGGGAATACCGCTTGCGTTACTCCTACTCCCAAGACAATTGAAGCAATGTAAACATCAGGCGTTCCGCTACTCCATCTGTGCCATCTTGAACCAAAAGTATTAAAGGCATCCGTTGACCTCTCACTTCTCCATGCGATACCATTTATAAACCCAACATCGTACAGATATCCGTCAGAACCCGCATATATCAAATCAGCATACAAACCACTCGTATTTCCCGATGGATGTATGTCACCATAAATGTAAAAACCATCAGGTCGAATTGTTAAATCTGATTGATTAGTTTCACCATCCGTTGCTGTAAAACTGACTTCTCCGTAATGAGAACCACTGCTTACAACGTGTCCTGTATACATATATGCGTAATCATCTGCATTTATGTTTACGTTGTTGAAGTCTTCAATAGAGAACGTATCACGGATATCGGGGGTTTGCTCCGTTCCGTAGTTCTTTGCCACCATGCGGATTTTGCCCGAATACGTGTTGTTGTAGTCGTATTCCATCTCTCCGCTAGTATTAATATGAATCCTACTTCCGACCGTACTACCGACCTTCAGACCCGTATTGTCACCGTGTACCTTCTCTACATTTGTTGCATCTTGTATCGAAAGCACACCATTTCCGTTACCATAGCCACCGAGTGTTAATGTTCCACCTCGCGCCCAATCAAAGTTAATACCGATTGCATCTAATACATTGACTACCAACTCGCCCGTTGTCATATTGTAGCCATTAACCCACGTTGTACCGCCGTCACGGGAAACAAAGAATCCATCTCCTGACTTCTTGTAAACAGTAGAGCCACTTTCAAACGTGCATACTCCCGTTGTGGGATTTTTCGTTATCGGTCTATTCGACAAATACCATACTCTGCCACCTGTGGTTAAATCTTCGTATTCCTCATAACCGCCCATTGCATTTACGGCTAGATTGTTCATCATCTGTACGGCTAGATCGTAATTCGATATAACCTGACTTGCCTCTCTCCGAGCTTCTTCAACCGCCGCCTGAACTGTCTTTGAATACCTTTTAACAAGTGTTCTTTGAGGGGGTATCGCATTGCACTGTACCATATGATTTGACAATCCGAATGAATTGAATGTTACCCACGAATAATACTCATTGCCTTTATAGTCTGTGACCTTGCATCTATCCCCTACTTCAACTGATAAATCAGATATGGTTGTCGCATTGAATGTCCTTAAAGTAAAGCCCTCTAACACATCCCATATGAGGTTAAGAACAGTGTTTACATTTCCCTCATTGACAAGCGGATTTTGCAACTCTAGAACATATCCGTCTGTGCCGATTCTATGTTCTGTATTGTCAATAACAAACTTTACACCCGTGATTGTTATTTCATCTGTACCTATTGATGTATTGAAATTCCGGCTGAAATTCGCTACGTCTGTCTGTTGATACCATTTGAGGTTTAATGCCCCGGTGTCATCAATCACACAGAAATTACACCCTATCATTGCAACATACTGTAAAAACTCACGGCAATTCATATCATCCTTGGGTGCTTCTGAAATTGTAAAGTTGTAGCCGTGGAATTGTTGTGTATTAAGGATTACTCCACAATATGAGCATATCGAATTGACCGCCGATTGTGCCGTTGTCGGAAATGTGATATTAACCTCTGACAACGGAACATCAAACTTCCACATATTATCAAGCAATACAAGCGAAATTAGAGCATTTGCATAGGTCGGCTCATCCACTGTAAAGAATCCCATACGATAATACTGTGTATCTCCGACAAGTTTTATCCACACAGTAGCGGTTGCATTGAAGAAGTCATACTGATTGAATCTTTCATCAAAGTTGTTCAGTGAGAATTTGCACTGTCCAATGACCGCCGTTCCTATGTCAAATGATGATTGACCACTTGAAGCCGTATCGATAGAAAACGAGCCATCCCAAATATCCGCTTCGGTCAATTCAAGTTCTGTCTCATCCGCTAACGTGAGGTCTATGTTCACAAGGTACTTCCTTGCGCCGCCGCTTGCCATTATCCGCTTGAATGTTTGAGTAGTTGTTCTCATATTAAACCTCGATTATGTCGAATGTTATGCTCATGTATGTAAATTCGCCATCGTCATTCCACCAATACGTTGACGCTTTCCTATCCCCGGTATAAAACTCTTTTGTTAGGATCGAGTTTGTCTTTGTATCGTGATAGGTTACATTTATGTATTCAGGGTCAAACGCTTGCAGGATTGTTGCCGCATCTGCGTCATTTACCCCTAGCCATTCAAGACCTAGCGTCACCTTCTGCCCTACTCGGTTCTTGTGCATCCTTGTATCAAGGGTTCGTCCTGAATCTGGGGCAGATATATCTTGATAACCTACCTCACATTTGCTCGGACACGGCATATCTACGCCATTGACCTTAAAAGGGTATTTCGTTCTTGCCATAATTAACCTCACAAAAAGAGGACACCCGAAAGTGTCCTCATGCCATAGACGGACTATACCGCCTGTTTTGTTTTTCTTGTGCTTTTGTTACCGACCTTGCAAGTACCTCGCCATCAACAATGATCTCGTTCGCAATGTACTTGCTATCGCCGCCTTGTCCGTTTGCTTTGACCATAGCGTTATAAACACCGCTCTCTATTCCTGCTATGATCTGCTGATTGTTTGCTACTGCTGTCTTTCCGTTGCTGAAACTTCCCACTAATTCGTGATGGTTAGCCATGAATAAGCCATCTTCAGGGAATCCCCCCGTTGCAAATGTCGGAAGGTTGATATGGAAGCTACTACCGCCTATATCATGCTCACCATTCAAAGTTTCTGCTATGCTGTTCCATACGCCCTTAATACCGTTTTTCGCATCCTCAAACGTCTTTCTCAAGCCATCAGCTACACCGCTGAATGTCCAATTACTCTTGTCCATGCCCTTCTTAACTGTGTCCATAGACTTTGTTATATCGGTCATGCTAGAATCTACGTCTTTCTTCATTGACGTGGTACTTGATGAAAAGTCCTTTGACAGCGATCCAACCGAATCTGACATAGCCTTTTGTGCCGTAGATACTTCCTTGGGCATCTGTACCGTGAACGGCTTGCTGTTGTTCTCGGCATTTGTAAAGCCCGTCTTGGTTTCCTTGTCCATATCAAGCGATAATGTCTTGACATAGCCTGATAATGTTGTTGTCGCACCGTAGACTTCCTGCGGAACATTCTCGGTCATTATCTTGGCATTGAGTTTTACTGAATCAAACCCTGCCTTGGTATCTTGATTGATTGTCTGTGACCACGTTTGAGCATTACGATTTATATTGTCAAATGCGTGTGACGTTTCCCTATCAAGGGTTGTCGCTTGTTCTGTAAGCGGTGTAAGTTTAATGGAGTTAACCGCATTGTTTACTCCCGTGGTGTTTTTATCTACGTTTGTCTTAAACGCATCAAAATCATCTCTGATCTTGATAACAGGAGTCCGTAAATCTTCAACTACAATACCAAGGTCTTCGTAACTCTTTTTAGTTTCGGAAGGAAGTTGTATCTTTTCAGGGTGAATTGCGTCTTGGAAAAGCTGAACCTTACCACGCAAACCATCGTATCTGTCAGATAAGTATTCAAGGTCTTCTTTGGTCTTTGCTAAATCCGCATCAGAATATCCTGCCTCTTTCATTCCTTTAAGAATGAGTTTTGACCATATGCCTTGAACTGCCTCGACAAGTTCGCTTCCAAGATAAACGGCAACTGCGGCTACCGCTCCTGCGCCTATCCATTTACCGATAGACGTTCCAAGTCCTGTTGCAGCGGTTTCAACTCCGGCTTGCCCCGCAACTCCTGATACCATAGCGGTTATCTTTGCAGCAAGATAAGTCTTCATAAATGTTCCAAATGCTGACGCAATTCCTGCTATGGCTGCTGCCGTTAGAATAGCACCTAATACCTTGGATAAATCTTCCTTATCAATCTTATCCCAAAATCCCTTAAAGAACTTTTTGACTTCATCCTTAATCTTGCCACCATTCTCATTCCAAAATCCAACAAGAAAGTCATAAATACCATTCATTATGGTTGCAAGGTTTTCACCCATCTGTTGTGAGTCAACCTTGTCAAACAGACCTTCTAATAAGTCTGTTGCCTTTTCGATAAGGGTTTCAACACTCGGAAGTTCCTCTAACAGACCCGTAGTCCAATCTACCGCGGCTTGGATAATCTCACCAAGGGTTTCTCCGATGTTTCTCCAATCAATATCTTCGATAGACTTGCGGATTTGTTCGCCTATCTTGCCACCAAAGTCTTTCCATTCGATACCTTCAACAAACGCTCTCACGCCTGATACGATAGTATCTACACCGTTTATAATGGTATTTGATATGTTATCCCAATGGAAGTTTTCAATGAAACTCTGTATCGCTTCTGCAAGACCCGCCATTCCTGTTACAACGGTGTCTTTTATTAAAGCCCAATCTATGTTTTCAAAGAATCCATTGAAAGTGTCTGCTATGAATTTACCGATGGAATCCCAATGTAACTTGTGTACGAACCCATTAAGGAACTCAAACACTGTATTAACGGATTGTGCTATTGTGTTGCCTATGTCATACCCAAGTCTTTCAACTTCGACAAATCCGTTAATTAGAGTGGCAAGGGCTTCACCAAGTTTATGTGAAGTATCACGTATCTTATCCCAAGGGATAGATTCAAGAATATCTCGCAGACCTTCCCCAAGTTTTTTGCCAAGGTCTGTAAAATCGCCAAGACTCCACATATCCTTTAGCCATTGTGCAAATTCTTTCCACTTGGGATCAATGTCAACGGTTTCAAACATATCGGTAATGCCTGAACCGCTACTTGATGATTTATTATCCTGAAGTTGATTTAACTGATCGAATCCGAGAACGGTCTTTTTCAGTTCCTTTGCGTTCTCATTTGCTTCGCTGATTTCATCAGCCCAACTTCCCGTAAATTCCTTTGCTCTATTCCAAGTTGAAGCCCCGGTTAGTGCAGATAGAATCTGATTGACAATGTTTATAAATTTAGTCAGAAGGTCTATAACGTAAGTAAGTGCCGGTGCAAGTGCATTTATAAGCGGTGATACCATAGCAGCGAATGAATACCCAAGCTGCTTTGAACCGTTTATCAGGTTTGACATACTTGCATTAAATTGTTCTGAATGGAGTGCTAATGACTTGAACCCATTTCCGACTTCCGCAATAACCTTGCGAAGTGCCATACGGGTTATCATCAGTTTGAGCATCTTTGAGACACGGAATATCTCATTAGCAAACTTCTTTGCCATATCCGTTGCCTTACGTCCTGTTGAAACGGAATTTTTTAAAGACGCTACGCCCTGTTTTATTCGACTTGCAAATGACTTTATATGAGCATTAGCACTGCGAATACCTGCAACAAAGCCATTCTTTACGATGTTTGTTACGTTCGAGAATCCTGTTTTGAACGCATCAAGAGAAGATTTAAGAGTGGGGTTAAGTATAACCCCTTCTCCTGCTTGTGCTAATTCTTTCTGCTTCAGTATTAAGTCTTGATATTGCTGACGGAGTGCGTCAAGTTCTGCCGATTGCTTTTTAAATGTATCATCGCCGGATGACATTTTCCCGCTATCAAGTGCTTCCTGCATCTTCTGACGCAATTTATCATATTTCTGCGCTACCTTATCAGCCTGTTCTTCTAAACTCTTGAATTGCTTTGTGGGTATAAAAATGCCTTTGAACTTTGACTTAATGGCATCTACCCTTGAACCTGCTCTTTCAAGCGTTGCAACTATCTCCTTGGTCTGATTTATGGTTGGCTTATCGTTTACCGATGCAGATTGTGACTTTGACATAGCATCAGATATAACTTCTGCCGTAGATTTAGCCTGTGAATCGAGTTTCTGCATTGCCGTCACTGCGTTTGTGATCGAATTAACGCTTGACTTTTTGAACGTACTAACCGCTTCGCCAAGATTAGACATATCTTTGGAAAAACTGCCGAGATTTGAAGAGCCTATAACCGATGATAAGCTCTTCACCGCTTCACCAAATGCAACCATTCTGTTTGTCTGTGCATTTGTCGGTACACTCTTTTTAAGAGTCTCCATTGAAGACGTAAAAGCAGATAGCTTGTTTGCATCAATGCCCTTAACAGACTGCGCCAAGTTCCTTACGGCATATCCCATCGCCTTAATGTTCTTTATGGCTCTCTCTGTACCGTTCGCATTAAATTGTATTGATAAAGTATCAAGATTCGGCATTTTTCTTCTTTCTCTCTATCACGGGTTCTAAATCTCGGAACATATTGTTAAGCTGTGTTACAAAGTTCCTACGTTGCAATGCTATATCTCTATCGGCATCATCTGACATATCCAACCCCTTCTCATACTCTAAATCAAGTGTGATGGGTTCATCAGGATATTCAAATGCCTTTTGTCCTCTGCCCCGGAACATATTGCCTACCGTTGCAAGAAGGGCATCCATAAAATACATCCCCTCTAAATGGTAAAGCATATTCGCTTGCCGAATCTCGTTCTTTTTCGACTCGTTGTATGCTTCCACCATTACATTTATTATGCGTGGGTTTAATTGCCAAAAGTCATTGTATGTAGTTCCCAAGGGTATGACTTTTGCCATCCACTCATGTTCAAAGTATTCTCTCAAACAAGGATAGTCACTTACGCTTTTTGACGGCTCTTTTGACTCTTTGTTGAAGTCTCGCCTTCTTCCTGCGCTGTTTCCTTGTTGATTGAGCGAAAAAAACCTGAATCCTGCATCTGCTGACCCATGATCTCTACGATGTCATTAAACTTTCCACCGTTCTCAAGATGTTTCTCTATCTCTATTCCGGCTTGTTCCTTTGTGATGTCTGCTGAAAATGCAAGATACGATCTGATAAGTGACATAGGCTTCTTGTCTATGTCTTCAAGTGATAAGTTCTGATCTTCAAGGTCGCATAAGAAGTTGAAGTCAAACTCCTTTGCCTTGTAGGTTTTTCCGTTTACTGTAAAAATCTTTGTCATATTCTTTTTCCTTTCCCCGCCTTGCGGCAATCCCACATAGGGAAAGGACGGGGTTTCCCCCGCCCTGTTCACGCTATGTTGTATGTGTAACTGTCACGGTGTAAGTCTTTGTCTGACTTGCCGAGTTTGTTACCTCGATCGTCAACGTGTCGGTATTCTCCGTCCACGTTATAGTTGACCCTGTGAAAGCAGTTCCGTTAAGTTTCGTAACCGCCGTTGCACCACTACTTAACGTCAACGTCAAGGTTGTAGTTGCCGTAGTGATGTTTGCTGAATAACTCGTTACGTTCGGGTCAAACGTAGGAGTTAAATCTGCCGAGCCTAACTTCAGCCCATTAAGCCCGTCTATGAGAAATTTACCTTGCTATCCCATCCAACCAGATCTTCAGCAACAAGGTTCATAGTGTTAACAAGTGCTGCGTTCTGATCGAGTGAAGGTATAGGAAGTGCTGTGGGCGGCTGTGCCTTGAAAAAGGCTGCCTTTGTCATACCGGGTATGATGATCTCCCACCACATTGTTTCGCCCGATGCTCTTCCATTGTAAGCCGCAAGGACTGCTTCCCATTCTGCTTCGACTTCATCTGTCCAATTCACTACAATCGGGATAGTGTCTGAAATTGATCCACGTCCTCTTGTGAATTTAGATGTAAGGTCTTCAAGACATGAAATATCAATGGTTTCGTTCGTGATCGAGAGTTCACCGATTGATGATATTCTGTCAAGCTGCGTAAAACTTGACGGCTTTGTAGACCCAACGGCATAACCGAAAGTAATGCCAAGGGTTGAAAGCCCCATCTCATTTACTGCCATATCTCTAATCTCCCTTCGTTATATTGGATCGCCCACACCGAGCAATCTTTGGTAATTTGCGTTGATAACTTTTACATCTCCCGATACCGTGGGAATCGGACTACCCGAAGCCATAAATCCGAGTTTGCAAAGTTCATCCCTGACAAGAGCGTTTACCTCACGGGCAACGTCATTACCGTCTGTTTTGGTAACGCTTACTTTCGTCCGGGCTGTCATGTAAACCGAATTGATAACCCCACCGTCAAGAGTAGACATTCTCTCTGCGGCATCGAAAAACATATAAACGGTCGGAAACTTCGCATCATCGTTTTCCGAATCGTCCATTGTGAAATTGATGTCGGGATAGTCATTAACCAAGGCATCAACAACCGCTGTCTCTACCCGTGTGAATATGGTGTCTATCCTGTCTTCAATCCATGCAGAACTCATCCGAATACCTCTTGCGCTATCCGTTCGACTTGTTCAATACAAGCCATTACCGCTTTATGTAAAGGTTGCGTGGGCTGTTCACCCTTCGAGTGATATTTCATCCTGCCGTTAACCTCTCTTATGGGTTCGGCACTCCCTATGGATGTCTGTGTCTGCTCCGCATACCAATACCAACCATCATCATCAAAGGCGTGTCCGAACACGTTTAACGTTCCCTGACCGCCTATACCACCTACTCCCGGAATCGCATAATGCCCACTACCAAATTCAGCCATTAAAAGCGGTATGATCGCTTCTGTTCTGACTTTTTTTGTACCCGATCCCGCGTACCACTCCGTAATAAGTGTTTGAGAAGCAGCCGTGATCGTGATTGTGGTATCGTTCTCCCACTTCGTTGAATAAGTGATATATTGTGAAAAATCGCCCCCATTTCTGGAAGCGACTTCTATTCCTACCTCTGCTAATCTTTCAAGGAATATCTTTACTTTTCTTTCAAACTCATCTGCGTAATTGAGAATATCAACCGATAGTTTGTATAATTCCTTGCTATCAAGACCAACCGTATATTTCATTTGACTACCTTTGTCAAAATAAAACGGTCATTGTTTAGTGACGGCACTGACCGTAATACTCTGTAATCTGCCGTGGCATCATCTGCGTACTCTTGCCCGTCCACCGTCTTTGTCTTCGGCGGTGTTTCAAACCATATAAGGGATGTGTCCTTTATAGGTATCTCGTTTTTGTTCAGCACTAACACCGCTTCGTATCGCTCATCACTAATTCCAAATTCCTGACGCAATAAATCTGCTCCGGCAAATGCTATGTTTCCCTTGAACTCTACGGGTGTGCTATACAGCGACCGCTTTGTACCCGTCTTTACGTAAACAGGTTCTCCCGTCTTTTCGTCTATGTGATCTACAATCTTGTTGCCGTTCTTATCGAGCTTATATACGGGAACTGTGCCTATAAGCAGTGCATAGTAGATTGTTTGCTTATTCTTTAAAAGGCATCGCATCAAAGTACCCCCACATAGTTAGGAAGTGCATCATGTAGCCTTGTGCTTATCCATGCGCCATCATAGGTTCTTGCGATAGCATTTTCGCTATGCGCCCGTTCCCCTTCTGCTCCGGCTCTTGAATAGACTTCTATACACGCCATCATCAGGACATTTGAGATTCCATTAAGACGTGTCGCTATCTGATCTTCAGAAAAGTAAGACGGGAAATGACTCTCACTTACGGCATAGTCAACTACAAAATCCGCTATTGACAGCGGAAATACATCCATTGCTTCGCCTGTTTCATTTATGTAGGTCAATGCCTTTGCTTGAATTTTGGTAGTCAGTTCATTAAGAGTCATAATGTCCTCAACATTTCCTTTATTTCATCTGCCTTTGCCGACTTATCAACCTTGAAACCTTCCGCAATCGCTAACGATTTGAGTTTCATATAAGGCAAGTTCAATTCTTCTTCTGAATACTTCTTGCTTTTAGGCTTTTCTGCCTTTGGCTCGTCTACTTTCCCCGAAACATCAACGGCAGGGGCTTTATTGCCCCCACCGTTCGTTTCTATCGGAACTTCCGTTCCTGCCGGATAGTAGATACCATTATGTTTAACAAGATAATCAAACTTCATGGCTCTACCCCCTTATCAGTACGTTACGTTTTCCGCAACCTTAATCATGTAGGTTTCATCCATTCTCTCGAATGAAGGAAGCACGATCTCTGATGCCTTTGTGGTTGTCTGTACCGGGTCAAACTTGGTATCAACCGATACTGCAATACCCGTGTCAACGATCGTAACGTCTATCTTATCTGATCTGAACTGTTCAGGCGTTATTCCGAAGTAGGTGTTGCCGAGTGCGCCTTCAGGAAGAAGTGTAACCATTCCATCGGGATAGAACTTCTTTGCTGTGCCTGTCTCGTCCTTATACATCTTCGTGTAAACGATGATAGAAATATTAAGTTCATTAGAGAACAGTTCCTTAACCCTAGCATCTGTCATAAAGATGTTTGCGGTCTGATTCTGTGCAAGGATAGCATTTCTGATAGAAACGTTCTGCTTCAGAAGGTTCATTGTTGCCTTGCTCATAAGAAGGATAGAAGGTCTTTCTCCTGTCTTTGCTTCAACTGCATCCTGTGCATCAGATACATCAACGAGCGGTGTGCTTTTGGCTGTGTCCGTCCAAAGTGACGTTCCTGAAAGTGCCGTGTAGTTGTTTGCGCTGTATGAGTTGTTCGGATCGTAGTTGTAGGTGTAGTTAGCACCGCCTGATACTGCGATTGAGATTGAAGGATGACCGTTCTCGTTTGCAAGAAGGCTCATTCTCATTCTTTCCGGCACAACCCTTGCGCTGTCTACAAGCGTTGTTGCATCGTCATAGATACGATCAAGGATTTCTTTTGCAAGCGGTGATCCCTCGATTGCTGTCTCATAATCCTGGATATCCTGCTCTTTTACAAGCATAGCTTCCTTGAAGTAAGCCATCTCTGTATCAATGACTTCAAGCCCCTGACGTGAGCGAATAGGTGCTACTACGTCAAATGCTGAAGGTGCAAGTGAAACAGGAAGTCCTTTAGAAGTCTTAATCCATTTAAGAGTAAGACCTGACTTCTGCTTTGCCGGGAAGAATCCCTCACCAAGATAAGGGAGCCTGTTTGATGCTGCTTCGTTATATACGGCAGCAATTACGGATGAACCGAATACGTCTGTAAATCTACCCATGATCTAAACCCCCTTTCTTACTCGAACAGAACGACTTTGCTTGCAAGTGCCGTTCTGTCGGATGATGTTGCTGTGCTGTTTGCACCGTTAATTACTGCGGATGCAACGATTACTGATGTGTTCGGGTTGTCCTCATAGCAATCGTTAAGAGTGATACCGTAAACGTCTGAACCGTTACCGGCTGACTTCTTACCAGCTTTTGTTACCGCTGATCCTGCGGCAAGTACGCCATTTGTAAATGCGGATGAATGTATCTCGATCTCTTTGAGATACTCTGCACCAAGTTTCCTTTTGAGAACTTCGGGTGTAGTCTCAATAGATACATTTGCATATCTCATATCTTTGTCCTCGCTTTCCTTATTTGTATGAATCAATAATGCTGACCGCTTCGGTTTCTGCTTTCTTTGAAGCGGCAACGCGATCAACTATATCTTTGCCGGGTGTCTCGTCCTCATCACCCTTGGTATCATCTGCCGCCGGAGTGCTATCTAGTGCCTGTTTTTGGAATGTGGCTACCGCCGCTTTCTCTCTGCTCTCGATGATCTTTCCAAGTTTTTCCGTGTTGAGTGATCCATCCTCGCCAAACAAACCGCTTGCATCTTCGCCAACAATGCCGATCTCCGCTAATGACTTCGCAAGTTGCATCTCTCTGACGGTTTTTGTGAGACTTTCTACTTGCTTCTGTGCATCCTCGGTCGCTTTGTTAGCCTTTTCCAAGTCGGTCATGTTCGCACTGTTCATTTCCTCAATCTGCTTTTCAAGGTCTTTTACCTTATCTGCTTCGGCTTTGTACTTTAAAGCCTTATCCTGCTCGGTCTTAACCTCTTTCATGGTGCGATTAAGGTAGTTCGTTACTTGCTCGTCCGTGGGTTCTTCAATTCCCAACTGAACTAAAAACTCTTTTGCTTCGTTCCTTGTCATGTTTTTACTTTCCCTTCTGCCTACGCTTGTTTAACGTGGGTTGCTCCACTCGGCTTTGCTATTTACGCATAGTTGCTATGTATCAAAAAAACGCCCCGAAGGACGTTTAGTTGCGTCACGGTATGCCCGAAGACATACCGCTTTTTAGGAGTGTTTAAAATGTATGAGCTATTCATAGGTGCAGACACACCTACAATTAACAAGGTTTTCGGCTGAACCATTGAGAAAATCATGTGGATAACGCATCATATCGTTACCCACTGAAAACATCTCATTTATCGGTATGCGCATCATATCCACTTCAACGTGCGCTTCTCTTACCTTTTCATCCCCTTCTGTTATCCATACCTTGTAATTCTTTCCGCTCTGCCTTGCTGTTTCATAGTCTGCATGGTTGTAAGCCGTGTTTGACTCGTTCTGTGCTATCAGTAAGGCTCTGTCTTTTGACAAGTAATATGGATCGCCGGGGTGTCGGTTTGTAGTCTGTATGATCTCGTCTACAAGTTTCGGTATATAGTCCGGCTCGTAGGGTATTCCTTCTTTGTCAAACGTTTCTGTCAGACGGTCAGTTAATGTTTGTCTGAACGGTTCAGCATTGAAGTTTTCTGCCTTAATATTAGAAAGAACATCCTTGACTACCTCTGATTCTTTGGTGTCAATGATGTTCCGTGTATCGTAATCAGGCTTTGACAGTATGTTGCCCGTTAGCCTATCTATGTATTCAGGCGTATGTTTCACACCTTCTTGCTCAAATGCTTCTTCTATAAGGCTTTTTAACTCGTTGTGAGTGATATTTAAGTCCTGTGCATTAATCGCCGCAAATGTATAAAAGATAGCGTCATACAGAAGGTATGCAAAGTCACATCGCTGTTTCTTCTTGTCCTCGGACAGTTCCATTGTTGAAAAGAACCGTTTTAACTGATTCAGTTCATCAAATTTCATCCGTTACCTCTATAACCTCATTAGGTTGTTTTTCCTCACTTTCGTTAATTTCCTGCGGATAAAGAATATCCATTCTCTTCTGCGATTCCAACGCCACTTGCTCTGGGTCAGCAAAGAATCCAACCGACTTGATTGCCCTTTCAGGGTATATGCCGCTCTGTAAAAGGATTTGTAGTGTCTCTGCCTTTGTCAGCATATTATCCATCTTTGAACGGCTTATCTTGATCTCAATATCCGATACTTTTAAGGTTGTCTGTTTATCTACGGACAGTTTGTATAAGAGAATACGCAGGAATTGCTTTTCTGCCTTTTTGAATGACGGCTCGGACAGTTCTGCTCTCTTTTCACTGTCAAGATATCCGTTTCGGAGTGATACTGCACCTTGGGTATCTCCCCCGGTGTTTCCTTCTCGGTTTGCGATACCTTGAATAACCAAAATCTTGTTAAAGAGGTCATCCATTGCTACTTGCGCCTGACTTTGGTTAAGTTCAGAACTCATTATGTCTACATCGGCTTTGTTTTCACCGTTGTTTGACTTGACAATGAAAGCACCCGTCTGTCGCAGCTCTTTGAACTTTTCGGCATCCATTTCGCAATTAATAAACTTAATAAAACTTTGCACAAACTGGGCTATTCCATCTGCTCGGTCAGAAGTCTGCTCGTTTATGGCATCTGACAGTGAAATTGTTATCTCAATGTCGGATATTCTGTTTTCATTGTTGGGATATTCGATAACAGGGATAGCCAAAAAGCCGTTTTTTCCACTCTCGACTATCTTGTTTCCTGATATTCTGTACCAAGAATCCCTTGTGTAGACAAAATAAAGGGTCTTATTCTTCTCATCCTTTATCTTTTGGAATGAGAAAGCCGGAATATTGTTCGGATAGTAGACAACTGCTGTGTTTCTAGGGTCAAGAACTTCAAGTCTGAAGTCTGTCTCGTCAAGCAGTGATGATCTTCCATCGTCATTTGCAATGAGTCTGTATGAAGTGCCGCAGATAGAACGCCATCTAGCAAGGCATATGTCCGAATACGCCTTATCCTCGTTTTCCATCAGCGTATTAAGGTCGGCTATTTCCTGCGATTTATGCTCGTCTGTTCCCCGAAGAACGTACTGTATCGGCTCACTTGCTATATCCGCAGTTTTCGTTTCAACAATAAAATAAGCCGTGTTCTGCACGACTTTGTTGTTGATTTCAGGTCTTGTTGTTTTTACCCGGTACAATACGGGCTGATTCCCAAGGTAATAGTTATACAGATAGTCTATTTCTTCTGCGTTCTGTGCAAAAGGCGTTAGTGCCTTGGATAATTCCTGACATATGTTATCAGCCGTTATCTTCATTGCGTTTGTGTATATCACTTTTCTGCCAAACGAGTTGTGACATACTATATTAAACGGCTTGCTGTTCTTTAAAATATCCTTCATGTTTGCTCCAAAGAAAAAAGGACGGATAACCCGCCCTTGACACTTCTACAATTTTACTATATATCAGATAACTCAACTAACGTCAACCAATTTTTTTGACTTTTATCTTAAATTGTCAGTCTTTTTTAATTTTTTCAGAAATTTTAACGCCCGGTTGTTCTTCATATACACCGCTTCCGTTGAAATTAACCGCTTATGCTTGTCAGATAGTATCTCCGCAACTTCATCCATGCTCTTAAACTCGATATAGTGCATATAAACTATGTCCTGCCAATCGTCATTAGGCAACGTAAATATCTCCGTCTTGGCTCTCATCTTCTTGTCGGCATAATCATCAATCATTTCGTCTAGTTCGTTTTCGGCTATGATGATCTTGCACATCAGGTTCGCCAATCGGTCTTCTGATGAGTTTTGCACACGCTGATCCATAGGAACACTCAAAGATACTGCCGCCGCCCGTAACTCGTCTAAACGCTCTTGCTTGCGCTTGATTAGATTGTTTAGTTCCCTCAATTCATCGTACATACTCATACCTCATAAAATCTTCTAACCCCATTATCCCCTAGTGCCGTTATCTCAATCGTGTCTTTTATAATCGGTCTTGGAATCGTGCCATCTGCACACCGCCCTGGGTCTATTGCAAGTTGTCTAAACGTAAGGGCGACCTGCTTTGCATAAACAGTGCCACAATATTCACACTTGATACCGGCTACGTCCGCACCGCAATTCTTACACTTCATTTCACACCT